AATCCGGACTTAGTACATCTATAGCTACACAGATAGGAAAGCTAAAAGGAGAATTTGAAACTAAAGTCGGCAGTTCATTAAATTCTATACAAGAAAAACTTAAAGATGGTTGTCCCTCTGACGCTGAACTAGAAAATATAAAGAATCAATTAGATAACATATCTGAACTATCTAACAATATTGCGGAAAGGCTGAATAGGTATAGAAGCATTATACCTCCACTAAAACAAGGAGCCGGCGCTCTATCAGGCGTAGTTACTGTGCTAAAAGGTCTACCTATTCCGGGGCTAGCTCTTACAGCCGGAGTAACAACTACCTTTTCAGATATACTTACTTTAGTTAAAGAATTTAGTACTCAACTAAAAAACAGTGCTACTACTATAGAAGGCTTACTTGCTCAAGCAGATTCGTTAAATCAAATCTTAAAATCCGCTGAACAAGTTAGTAAGAAGGTAGATATAGCATTACAATTTTGTGCTTTAGCAGATGGAGATCTTCCAGCAGAATGTATAGACAGTATTGTAAACGGCACCCCAGAAGAAGCTGCACAATGTATTGACGACTTTAATAAGAGACTTGGCTCTGATTTACAAAATGAGAATAAATTAAAAGAAGAATCAACTACCGACGACGAAGAGCGTTATACAGGGCCTGATGGAACAGAGTATATTATAAGAATAATTCAAGTAGATTCTGAATTTACTCGTGCTCCTAAAAGACAGGCGATAGCTGAAACTCTCCAAGGTATAATCAGATATAGAAGTGATAGCTCATTCAGTTCTTCTGTAGGAGTTCTAAAACGTCAAGTTAAATTTAGAATAGATAATTCACAAGTTTAAGTAAACCATATTTATTAATATGAAGGTAAATCAATTAAAAAACATTATAAAAGAAGCCGTAAGAGAGGCAGTACGAGAAGAGTTAAAAGATCTTCTTAACGAAGCTGTATCTAATGCATCCACACCAACTAGTAAACCTACTCCTCAACCGGTAGCTAAGAAAGCAAAAAAATCTGGAGATCCTATAATGGAGATGCTCAACATGACACAACAGAGCATGACCAGAGAAGATTTCAGAAATGTAGTAGGAAGTAACATGAAACCAGGTATGGAGTCTATTAACTTTAACTCTAATTCAATGCCTATAACTGCTCCGTCCGGACCTCAACCAGGCCTAGACATTAGTAATTTAAGCTTTGTTAATAAAGCAGCTGCAGTTTATAATAAATCAATAGAAAAAGATAAGTTTAGAGTAGGTGGATAATGGCTTTTAACGTAAAACGTATAGACCCTTTAGATTTACAGCCTAGAAAGGCTATTGGGGTTTCTTTACCGTTTTCCGGAAAGGGAGTTTTTAACTCTACATATACATCTAAAGATGCAATAAAAACTAATTTAATTAATTTACTATTAACTGGTAATGGAGAACGATACTTAAATCCTTTTTTAGGTACCGGTTTAAGATCGTATCTTTTTGAAAATATAACTGAAGACACTCTCCGAAGAGCTAAAGCAGATATAACAAACACAATTAACGTCTACTTTCCTAGAGTTGAAATACTTGAACTTCAAATTACTAGCGAGCCTGATACTAATACGTTTATAACTTACTTAAAGTATAGAGTTACAGAATCAGATATTCAAGACGAGATTATAATAAACATAGAACAGTAATGGCCCAAGAAAGAGACATAAAGTATATCAATAGAGAATTTAGTGACTTTAGAGGTCAATTAATAGAGTACGCTAAAAACTATTTTCCTGACTCTTACAACGACTTCTCTCCGACTTCTCCAGGTATGATGTTTATAGAAATGGCATCTTATGTTGGAGATGTTCTTTCTTTTTATCAAGATACTCAACTACAGGAAACATTCCTACAGCATGCTAAGAACCCAGGAAACCTTTATAACTTAGCCTATATGATGGGTTATAGACCTAAAGTCACTTCTGCAGCTGAAGTAGAGTTAGACATTTCATTAACTGTTTTAGATAATGGTGCTGGAGCACCTCAATACCCTACAGACGGACAAGCTATAGTTGAAGCTAATACTGTATTTAAAGCTTCATCTGGAAACGGTACTCAATTCGTACTACAAAAACCAGTAGATTTTAATTTTTCTAGTTCTTACGATCCAACAATAGTTAGTATTACGAGCTTTGATGGTTCTGGAGATCCAGAAGAGTTTACATTGACTAAGAAAGCTAAAGCTTTTTCAGCTGAAATCGTCACACTAACACAGACATTTGATAAAGTTGAGAAATTTTCTACAGTTACTATAGATGATACGGATATAATAGGAATTTTAGACGTTACTGATGAGAGTACTAATAGGTGGTATGAAGTTCCTTTTTTAGGACAGGATACTATTTTTGCTGAATCTGCTAATACAGAATCCGATAAAGGCCTTGTACCTACTAGCTTAAGTCTAGTTAGAACCCCTAGAAGATTTGTTTCAAGATTTAACTCTTCAGGACAGCTAATACTGCAATTTGGATCAGGTATTACCGGAGATGACGATAGTGATATTACTCCCAACCCGACAAACGTTGGTATGGGTACTGCTCAAGGAGTAAGTAAAATAGATATAGCGTACGATCCTACAAACTTTTTATTTACACAAGCTTACGGACTAGCTCCTTCAGCAGGTACTACTTTAACTATAAGATACTTGAAAGGTGGAGGTGTTTCTGCAAATGAAGAATCAAACACTGTAGATACTGTAAGTACATTAGTTACAGACGGCTCTATAGGAGTCGGAGACTTAACAGTTGATAACCCTAAACCAGCCTCCGGCGGGAAAGACGGCGATACTACAGAAGAGTTGAGACAAAATTCTTTACGATCGTTTAACGAACAGGGCAGAACAGTATCTTTAAGAGACTACGCAATACGTGCTTTAAGTATGCCAGCTAGATTTGGTTCTATAGCAAAAGCATATGCTATTCAAGATCAACTCTCAAATACCGAAAGTAACGTAGATACGGTAGTAGACAATAATCCTTTAGCAATCTCTCTCTATACTCTAAGTCAAGATATAAACGGAAAGCTAACTACTTCTTCAACCTCGCTGAAGAACAACTTAAAGAACTATCTCTCTCAATACATAATGATAACAGACGCCGTTAACATTAAAGACGCTTTTGTAGTTAACATCGGCGTACAATTTGAGATTTTACCTCTCCCTAACTATATAGGAAGAGACGTACTATTAGAGTGTACAAATAGACTTATTGAGTATTTTAATATATCAAATTGGTCTATCAACCAACCTATTAATTTTTCTCCTATATATACTTTACTTGATAAAGTTAAAGGAGTACAGTCAGTACAGAATTTAAAAGTAAATAATAAGGTTGGTAATGTTAACGGAAGAGAGTATTCGCAGTATGCGTACGACGTAGAAGGCTCAACTAGAGGTAACATAGTTTATCCTTCTCTTGATCCTTGTATTTTTGAAGTAAAATATCCAACTACCGATATTCAAGGTAGAATAACGACTTTATAAGATGGCAATATATAAAATTTTTCCTGAATCTGATGCTTTTATCTTTAGTGAGAGTCCTACTGCTAATACCGGTAGAGATGAAATATTAGAGATAGGAGGATATCGAGACATTACCGGAACCGGTAGAACAAAAAGAACTCTTATAAAGTTTAACAATGCTGAGATTCAAGATGTAGTGAATAATAAGATAGGAGCCTCTTCCTGGTCTTCTAGCTTACACGTATATCTTGCAGAAGCTTCCAATCTACCCACAACACACAGTATATACGCCTATCCAGTAGGACAAAGTTGGGAAAACGGTACTGGTAAATTTGGAGATTATCCAATAGATGAGACAGGAGTAAGTTGGCAGTATCGAGAAGCAGGTAGAAATAACGCCTGGCCTGGTACCTTAGGATTTCCGGTACCATTAACGGGATCCTTTATTTCCGGTCAAGCCGGCGGAGGAACGTGGTATACAGGTTCTAATGGACTAAATCTTGAAGCCGAACAGGTATTTGCTCTTAATAGCACTTTAGATTTAGATATCAATGTAACCAACGCTACTGTTCTTCATTATAGTGAGTCTATAGTAAACAACGGATTTATCCTGAAGCTTCCTAACGACTTAGAGTTTAACACGACCGCTTCAGCTCAATTAAGATATTTTGGAGCAGATACTAACACTATCTATCCTCCCTCTTTAGATTTTAAATGGGATGACAGTTCGTACAGTACTGGAAGCCTTTCCGTTCTTGATAATAGCTTAAGTACTATAAATATCAAGAACAATAAAGGGGAATATATAGATGAAGGTAAACAGAGATTTAGAATAGCTGCTAAACCTAAGTACCCAACTAGAACATTTACCACTTCATCGATATACCTAACTAACTATGCTCTTCCTGAAGCTTCTTATTGGGGTCTAAGAGACGAACACTCAGAAGAAATGATAGTTGATTTTGATACAGATTTTACTAAAATTAGTTGCGATAGTACCGGACCTTATTTTGACGTTTATATGAACGGATTACAGCCGGAAAGATATTATAGAATTTTAATTAAAACAACATTAGACGGTAGTACTACAGTAGTAGATAACGCTAACATCTTTAAGATAGTTAGAAATGGCTAAGATAGATCTTAAGAAGACGGTCTACAACAAAGATCAATTTAATAGAGTTACAGGTGGTAGAGGATTTACTACTTTTACTTTAGATGGAGATGGCGTAACCTTTACCGTTGAAGATTTCTTCAACGAATACGACAACCTCTTCTTATCTATACCAGTTTTTGGAGATATAAACTCTC